GATGGTTCCATTTCTGGTTGCTAATTTTGTACACAGTGACGATAATTGGACCAAGTCATTGCTTGAAGACGAGGCTGAAGAAACTTATCGGGATTGGAAACGAACCACGGATTCGATGAGTAAAGTCTATACTGAAGATTTACAAAAGATTGCTACGAAAGATAATTTCAATGACCTGTTTAAAGTTGAAGATGGTCAGCATCCAAAGTTGTTAGTTTTGTTTATGCAAAAAGAAGTGACAATGGAAACAATGGTGATACTGAATAACATCTTCAACTTTGTTAAGATCTGGGACAAGAAGATTACTGACGACATCATCTATCCCAAGATCTCAAGAAAGATTCGCAAGTATGGTGCGTTTCTTTCTGTGAATGTCGACAAGTATAAACTCTTGACAAAAGAAACTTTACTTGCTGGCTGATTTAATATATAATGATATAGTGATGAAGAAAGTGGATAAGCAAATACATTTATACAACGCAATATGGAGTAATACAAATGACACTATCAAATCTTAAGAAGGGTTCATCCCTTGATAAGTTGAAGAAGGCAGTTGAAGCCTCTTCAGCGGGTGGCGCAAAGTCAAATGTTGATGAGCGACTTTGGCAACCTGAAGTTGATGCTGCTGGCAACGGATACGCTGTTATCCGATTCCTAGACACCCCAGCAGTTGACGGCGAAGATGGTTTGCCGTGGGTCCAGATCTGGAATCATGGCTTTCAGGGTCCAGGTGGCTGGTACATTGAGAACTCTCTCACAACTCTCGGTAAGGCTGACCCTGTTTCTGAACATAACACTGTTCTTTGGAACAGCGGCATTGAAGCCAACAAGGAAATTGCTCGCAAGCAGAAGCGTCGTCTGACCTACATTGCCAATATTCTTGTTCTTTCTGACCCGAAGCGTCCGCAGAATGAAGGCAAGGTTTTCCTTTACAAGTTCGGAAAGAAGATTTTCGACAAGATCAAGGAAAAGTTGGAGCCGCAGTTTGCTGATGAGACTCCGCTGAATCCGTTTGACTTCTGGAAGGGTGCTAACTTCAAAGTCAAGATTCGCAATGTCGAAGGCTATCGTAACTATGACAAGTCGGAGTTTGATGCGGCTGCTCCTCTGTTCGCTGGTGATGATGCGAAGATTGAGCAGGTCTGGAAGTCTGCCCATTCGCTCAAGGATTTCTTGAAGCCAGAAAACTTCAAGTCCTATGACGAACTGAAGGCAAAGTTGAACAAGGTTCTTGGTGCTGGTGGCGCTGCTGGTGCAACTGCTAAGAGAATCGATGACGAGCAGACTGATGCTCCTGTTGTTCGTTCAGCACCCGCTAAGAAAGTCACTGCTGAAGATGTCAGCGTCGATGATGACGATATGGCGTTCTTCGAGAAACTTGCTGCAGAATAAAACGACTGTCGTTTAGAGTTGTCGTTTTGGGGGGACTGTTTCCAGTCCCCCTTTTTTATGCGAAATTCATTCCATTATCAAATCTTCTACTAAACCCACTATCGACCTCTGGTTGAATCTTAGGTTTAGAAAGTTCTTCACGATTTAATCGATTATTAAAATTACTTGCTATCATTGTAACTTGTTCCTGAACTGCAGTCACACCAATTAATGCCGCTTGTGATTGGATTTGTGCCGCCATGTCTATTGGAGCAGTTTGATTCGGTTGAGTCGCAGCCACATATGTTGGGCTAAATGAATCAAATGGAATTACTGTCGTCGCTCTAGGAATAGTGGTGCTTGCAACTGGTTTATCTTTAACCCTTTGTTTTTCACCATATCTTCTTACTTGCACATCCCCATCGACTGGTATACTATATCGTGCAATCTTATCGTTAACATTACCTGCAACAATAATAACTCTACCATTTATTAATTCGCTTTGCGCAATACCAACATGCCCTCCAACTTGTCCTGGTGACTTATTATTTGTCTCAATTACAATATCACCTGGTTTCACCAGTAGAGGGTTAGTTATCTCTTCGCCATACTTTAAAAAATCTGTTGCAATTGCAGTTGGTTGTCCACTTGAATTTAATGCTGGAGTAAAACCTTTTTCTTGCAAAATTGTGTTAACATATTTTGCGCACCACGCCTCAACTTCAGTTCCATTAATACCTGCTTTCCAATTAAATCCACCATTTTCTATAAATTCTCTTATTAAAGGATCATTCTCATCCGTGCCAACCATTTGATCCGCCTTAGAAGCAACAAATAATCGGTCTGCTGTTTCTTCGCCATAAGACCTTTTAGCCCAATTTTTAAACTCTTCAGAAGAATACAGACTTTTAAACTGCGCAGTTGTATCCACCGCCCCCCCATAATTTCCAAACGCATATTTGTTGGGACCGATTTTTGTTACGAGAGGTGAGACGCCAAATATAGGGAAATTTGGTCTTAATTCTCCAGCTGCACTAACACCACCAGGTGGTGATTGAGGTACAGGATAATTCACCATCGGGATTTTTTGACCTGGAACATAATCTTTAGAATTTGGGTCGTCGGGGACTTCAAAGAATGTAGCATGAGTAGGTCCATGGCTCAGAAACGAAGCACCAAATTTGCGAACTAATTCCCGACTCTTGTCAATTGAAGTTACATCTTTATCATCATATACAACTTTGTATATCACACGATTAAATGTTGGGCTATATGGATTAAAGTCTTCTTGTAATATAACACCAGGAACCCCTGGTGCTTTATGACCATCTGTTAACACCAAACCATTTGGCAATTTGTCTCCTGGACGAAACCATTTACCACTAAATGGGTCTAATGCATATTTACCTTCAGGCATTTTTCCACCTTTCGCTATATCATAATTAGAATATACTCCAAATTCCTCACCACTTACAAGGTCATCGTTGCCACCGCGCCCACCGCCGCCACCGCGCCTGAAGGGAACGCCGCCCCCTCCACCACCGCCGCCACCGTCACCGCCACCACCGCCACCGCGACGAGGCTCTCGTGCTGGATTTCTGTTTGATTTAGTTAATTGTACTGATTTATCTTCGTGTAACAATTCATAGATCTTTTCAGCAAAAAATGTGGAATTTTCTTCTGGTTTTTCAAAGAACAAACCTCTTATATAATCCAAAACGCCCAAAATTCCACCAACTTGTGCACCAACTGCTGCTCCTCCTATTGTTCCAACTCCAGGAAACATCGCAGTTCCTGCTAGTCCGCCAATCGCTGCGCCAAGTGCAGTTGGACCAAGTGAGTCAATTAGATTATCATAATACTTAATCATATCTCTTTTATATTGACTTCTCGAGATTCTATTTGCTGCTAAATTAGCATTCGCGTTGCCCATTTGAGAAACTGTATATGCGACTATGCCCACAGTAGCAGCACCACCAAATCTACCAATCCCTGTGGCAGATTTTGCTGCTTTCTCTAGCATTGGTCCAATAAACTTCATCTTTTTAAGTTGTTTGATTGCTTGTGGAGTTTTTTCTGCAGATTCGCGGTTTAATTTTGCTTCGTAATACTTGTCAAATCCTCTAGCATTTCCTTTCACACCACGATAGAATGCTCTCTCGCGCAATCGAGCTGCAGATGCAGTTTTAGCTGCACTTCTTTGCTTAATCATAGAAGTTGCGCGCATTGCTATTGACGCTGCTGTATATCCACCCACCCCCATCACGGCTGAATCTATAAGATTTGTATCGGTTGATTTACCAGTAAGTCTATCTGAAGTTCTGGAAATTGCTCCTGGTAATTGCGTAACAGCAAGTCCACGCAATGCCAACGATCCTAAACCAATCGAGCGCAGCGCACCACCTGTAATCATTGCTAGTAGTGCTGGTTTTCCTACAATTGACATAACTAAATTTGTAGCCAAAGAACTTAAATCTAAACCTAATGCAGATTCTGTTTCTTTCTTATTCTTTCTTTTACCTCTAGGTTCTGGTCGACCTCGTTTAAGTTTACCAGAATTTCGAAGTTCTTCCAAGTCTTTATTAATTTGTTGCAGTTGACCTTTGATGGTTTTATTTGCCACAGGAACTCGCATGGCACCACCTTTGAATGAATTTACATTCATTCTTCTTTGACTTCTAAATGCACCAAGTTCATTGTATATTCCGCTAATCAATTCAGTGTTTCGTTTTGAGACATTTGCTAATGCATTTACTTGTTTCCTTAAACCAGTTATGGAAGAGAGCGTGAACCTCTTAAACAATTGCTCTTGTTCTTCTTTTCGCTTTTCGCGCTCCTCTTCTTTTTTTTGCAGTGGTGTTTTCTTTCCATACACTGCTTGTAAAGCTGATGCAATGAGATCTGATTTAGTGATAATCTTTGCAATGTTATAAACGGAAAATCTCATGGCTAGATCTTCGCGAACCAACATCGTGAACGCAGTTCCTAACGGAACCTTTTCCCGAATCTGTATTGTATACAATTGTGATGCGACTGATCCTATTGACATTATCTTCTTCTCGGTCTAGGTTGTTTTTGTGGTTTGTTTAACATTTTCATCATCTGTTCTTGTTCTCTCTGAGCGTCTGCTTTTCTTTGTTTTACTCTTTCTGTTTCTTCTTTAACCCATCCATTTACCATTCCAATGTATACATCACGCTCCCACGGAATCATATTTTCTAATTCCGAAAGAGTATATTTGTATTGATGGGTGAGTGTAAACATGTTTTCGTAATAGTGTTTTAAGTTGCTATCACGAAAACTTAGATAAAAAAATCGGTCAGACCCTCCATATGAATGCTGTGTTGGAATCCGCACTTTTCGCATTGATTTTCTACATCGTACTGGATCTTTGGTAATTTTTCAAAAAACTCAGTAATTCGATCAAACTGTTCTTGTGTAAGTGATTCTAAAAATTGTACGAATTCATCTTTCGGTGTTTCATTTGCATAATACATACCATTCTGATCAAAGACATAATCTGTGCACTCATACAACATATCAAACACTCTATCATTGTTTTGCGCACTAATTAATTCTGTAATCGGTTTCATAGTTTTTAGCGTTGGAAACTTTAATACTATACCAATTTTATCATGTATGTGGATTTTAGTTGATAGATCTGATATCGGCGGTTTAATTTGTAAAACATCAATTTTAATTGGCATCATATGATGGCATTCAATTTCTTGCTCTATTCCTTCTTCATCTTTTTCCTTACCAACAATATTCCTACACATAAACAATGTTTCTATCTTTTCTCCAATAGAACGAGCACGAAGATTTAAGAACAAATACTCAATATCAAATATTGGTAGTTTGTCAATATCCACCTCATCAACTAAACAATTATTAATAATTTGTTTAATCGTTTTAAAGACAGTTTCCTCATCTCCATCCTGTAGAGCCATTAAAAGTAACTTTTCTTCTTTTACAAGAAAAGGTCTAAATCGTACAGGATCAGACAATGAAACTAATTTTAATTCAAATACAGGCAAATCAATTTTCGGTAAAGGCATAGTATACTCCCAATATTATATTACTGATCAAGTGCATCAAATACATCACGCTCTAACGCAGCCTGTCCTCTTCCATAATTTTCTGCAGGCAACATTCTAGAAAGTCCATGTTCCACGGCATCTAGACCTGGATCAATGGCAGTTTCTATATTCTCAAAAAACAAACTAACATTTATCTTATGAAATCCATCATCAGCCCAATTACTTTGTAGAGATGTGACGCTTAAAGGATACGCATTTTTTAATGTCACAGTAAATTGTTTTCTCATTCGAGTTGGTGAATTAGATAATTGCGATTGCGCAAACTGGTCATAAAAATCTCTTAGCAGAGTAGCCTCTGTTGGTTTTTCTTCTGGTCTTATTTTGTCGTGTGTATAATTGTCGAATTGATTTAATACCATGCTACAAACAAAATTATCGAAATATTCATTTCTGTTGGCTGTTATTGAGATATTTCTTGTCCATCTATTAAAAAATTGAAATAATGGAACATCTATTGGATAATAAAATGTGAGATTAATTTCGTTTAAATCTCTTAAATATGGCACTTTAATTTTAACTTTGCCAGGCACTCTATAATCTGTAGCAGTTAGTGTCGAGCCAGGAAATTCTATAGAATCACAATAATATCTAAAATTTTGTGGACTGTTGATTAGTTTGTTAAACCCAGTTGCTTCCGCTGAAAGCGTGTTAAAAAACTCACTTCCACGGTTAAAAATAAAGTACGCATTAAATTTAGAACTCTGTAAAAATCCTGTAGACATAAACTCTTCAGGACTGTAATGGCGTTCCAGATCTGCAGCAGTGAGTTGAGGCTTTTTCGTTTTAACAACATCTATGTCAAATATATTTTGATATCCGTCTAACTGCTGTTGTATTCTATCACCAATTGTTCCATCTGGATTTCTTGTTATGTTATCGTTTTCTGACATTAGGTTTTATACACCATCTTTGCGGTTGGGAGAAATATCGCTGTTTCCCAATTGTTAGGCTCAATGTAGATTAGCGATGAGCGGATGTGACTTAACAGATATCTCTTAATACAAGGTTCAATCATTTTGTATCGACGCGACCTGGATAGCAAATCATACGACAAATTAAACTTGGTCGAGTCATTGTATTTATCGTTATTGACGAAATCCATAAGTTTGTCCAACAACGCCAGTCTGTTGTACGGGTCGAGGTAGTGTAGATTTAACCCCAAGAACCCGTCTGCATACATCTCCATTGGGATGACCAGCGGGAACTTATCATAGACAGGCAGAACATCCTTGTACTTTGGGTCGTAATGGTAGAAGTACATGCGACCAATAAAGGCTTTCGGTGAGATTCTTGAAGCGTCGTTCAAAACATTGGAACGGTCTGATGGGATGCGAAGTTGACCGATTTTCTGCCCAAGCCATGCTCTTGCGGCATCTGTTCTTGGACGAATATTAGCCGCATTCATTTCCCTTGTGATTTTGCTGAGTAATGACATTATAAGCCCAAGTCCTTTTCCGTTATGACCTTAAATTTCCAGTTTCTATCCTTGCAATACTCCACAGCGGCGTTCCACTTGGCTTCGTTCACACCCCAAGTCATCACCTCGCGAATGTATTGCTTGGTGACTCGGCTTCGTTTCTGTGGTGGCTTGGACTGCATCAACGGTTTGACCTCAAGAATCATGGCTTCTATTAGACCCTTTCTGGTGCGCATTCTGACGAAAAAGTCTGGGAAGTATCGGTGCATTTTGTTGTCAACTGGCGATAAATAGGGTATGACGATTTCTTCATTTGACCATTCGATTACACCAGGATTATCATCTAGGTGCACCATAACTCGGCGTTCCCATAACGATCTGTACCAGATGTTTGTTGGATCACCTAAATATTTATTGGTATTTTTAGGACTAAATTTACCACTGTAAGCCATAACCGTATTTATAGGAACAATTAATGGCAATCAACCACAGTTCTAGATCTTTTAAACGATTAAAAAGACACAATGTGTTTCCTCATCTTGTTGCTGAAAATTTAGCAAATGGCGTGGAACATACGCCTGTGGATAGAATGAGGCTTTTGACGGGGAGCCCGAACAACCCAGGCGCGTCAGCGCCAAACACATCTGGTAGCAGCGTGCAGGAAACACCAACAACAGAAACAACAACAACAGAACAACAACAAGTAAACCAAACACAAAATCCCTTAACGACAGTAGCGAGCAGCGCAGCAATAAGCAAATTAGTTTTCCCGCAAGAAATAGAATCAAATGATACTCTCCCCTATATCTTATTTAAAATATTCAGAAGTGAAACTGGACCAGTTACTCCAACAGATGCTCGATCTACCTCAATTAACGCTGGTGGTGCACAAATAGGACAAATAGTAAGTGGTATTTCAGGTGATTCGGATACAACAGAGCCACTCGATGCAGCAGTTGCAGCTGGACTCCTTTTGGGTGTTGGGGGTGGTCTTGTTGCAGCTGCATTGGCAACAGAAACAGGTACTAATGCAGTGAATGATGTGGCGTCAAAGTTATTAAATATTCCAGACTTAACTGGTCAGACAAAGACATTACTAAAAAGTTTTGCGCTCAGAAGAAATACCAAACAATTAGATGGATACATTGCTCTACTGGCACCAGATGGTGTTGCAACGAGTTATGACAATTCTTATGATGAAATGTCCTTGACTGCTGTTTTGGGTGGTCTTGGATTTGCATTGCAAGCAGCAAGTGGAATAAGTGGTGATACCCCAACAACCAATCCTATAATTGCAGAGGCAGCTGCAACATTGGCTGGAAAATTGACTGGTGGAGACGATTTATCCAGACTCGGGTTGTTCGCAACTAGTGGATATGTTCGTAACCCGCAGTTAGAATTAATTTATTCGTCGCCAGTGCTAAGAAGATTTAATTTTGATTTTAGATTAATTCCTAGAAACGAAACAGAAAGTGTAATAATTAAAAATGTTATCACAGCTTTTAAGCGTAATGCAGCACCATTAGTAGCGAAAGAAGCTGCAGGCGGTCGATACATGGTGCCACCAAATCAATTTACGATAGAATTTTTTAGCGGTGGCACAGCAACAAATGGCACTTCTAATGATTATCTGTTTAAAACTAAAAATTGTGTACTGACAAGTATTGGGGTTGATTATGCGCCTAATGGATATGCAACCTTTAAGAATGGTGCTCCTGTTGAAACTAGACTTTCTTTATCGTTCCAAGAAGTAGAAATTATGGATCGCGAAGCAATTGATGGGGGTTTCTAATAATGTATTTTTCAAATTTCCCAAAAATTTTATATGCATTTAATTTGAATGACTCCAACGCAACACTTGTAACGAACATTTTTTCACGATTTAGCATTCAAAGTGATGTGCTTGATAATGCAGTTGGATTCTACAAATATCAAATTAAAGAAGGAGACACACCAGAAACTGTTGCGTATCAACAATATGGAGATCCGCAATTGCATTGGATAGTTTGTCTCGTAAATCGTATGTCAGATCCTATTTTTGATTTTCCATTAAAACCAGATGAATTAGAGCGAAAGATAATTAAACAATATGGATACACCTCCATATCAGAAGCCTACTCTGCAATAAGTCACTATGTTGTAGAAGTTAAAAACACATTAGTGCAAGTTGATGGTGTTACCACCGTAAACACCATCAATAGTATTGTCACTCTTAATCAATACAATTACGCGTCTAACACTATTGTAACTCAACCAATAAATACAACAGTGACCAGTAGTACGGTGTTTAGAGCAAACAATTCAAATGCTAATAGCGCAGTAACTGCAACTTTAACAACTAGTTCTACATACAAACCAGTATATGTTTATGATTATGAGAACGAGTTAAATGAGTCTAAGAGACAAATAAAATTGCTCAAACGACAATATGTAGAACCATTGATTTCAGAATTAGAAGTGGTGTTAAATGGCGGACGCTAAAACTCAAAGTACCAGCAAAACAATATCCATTTATGAATGTAAGATAATTAGTTCTAATGGAGAAGTTATAGATTTAATTAAACCAGATTCATTTTCTTTGGTTAATATTCAATTGTACGAAGACATTTACTCTCCTGTCATTCATGGATATGCTAAGATTGTTGATGGTAGTGGTGCATATTTACTCTTAAACATGCATGGTAATGAGTATCTATCACTATCGTTTGGTCGTCCTGGCGATGTGGGCGATCGAAAATACAAAAGAACATTTAGAATATATTCTTGCGAAAATAAAAAGCAAAAGGGTGATTCGCAAACTCAAACCTACATCATAGCATTTTGTTCAGACGAAGCGATATTCTCAAATCAACAAACTATATCTAGAACATTTGAAGGCGCTCATCCTGGAACATATATTATTAATGTTTTGTTAAACGATTTAAAAATTAATATTGCGCGCATCTCGCCATTGTTAAGACAATTAGCATCAAAACAACCAGCAAATGTTTTTGATTATGTGTTAACAAAATACAAACCATTTGAGGCTATTGAATTTTTTGCTAAAAATTCTCTTAATGAAAATGGTTCTCCATTTATATTTTTTGAAAATAGAAATGGATATAACTTCATTTCATTAGAAGATTTATTTTCACAACCATCTGCTGGTGTATTAACACACAGTTCTGCAAAATTTTCATTACCTCCAGAAGATGCTCCCTTTGACTCTAGTATGGTATCACATGAATACAAATGGACATTTGATGTATTAGAAGGCACTAAGAATGCGTATTATGCAGATACACTTTATACATTAGATTTAATTAGACAAAAATTTACAAAACAAGAAGTTTCTTTTAAAAATTTTAAATCTATTGATTCTTTGATTGATGGGTTTTTTCCAGATAATGGTGCAAAAAATAGAAATAATAAATCTTTATCTCAAGAATTTAATGCTCAACCGAAATACCAATTAACCAATTATGGACAGACAGAAACACCATACTTTATTTCTAAACGAGTAAGAGTAAACAATACAAATATAGAAAATACACTAATACAGCGAAAAATGCATTTACAAATGTTAGAAAATACTAGACTTTGGGTGCACATTCCAGGAAATCCATATTACACTGTTGGGCAGGTAACTGAGGTTGATATGCCATTATTTGTGCAAAATGACGAAAGCGCAAAAGATAGAACGAAAGATGATTTTCTTGGAGGCAAATATCTAGTCACGAAATTGCGTCATTCTATTACACCAGATTCTATGGAAACTTTTATGCTGTTAAGTAAAAATTCTGTTGGTAAAAGGATGCCTGCTGCTGCTATTAACAATCAATATTATAATTTAGCAAGAGATTATTGAGATGGCGCCAGAAGAAGATAATTATCAAATTGGTGGGCAATCACCAAACTTTAATCCTAATGTTGATTTTCTGGGATTAAATAGTTTTGTCTGGTGGTTTGGTGTAGTTGAGAATCGCCTTGACCCACTAGAACTTGGTCGTTGCCAAGTTCGCTGTTTCGGTTGGCACACGCAAAATAAATCTCAAATCCAAACAGAGGATCTTCCTTGGGCGCATCCAGTTGTGCCGTATGGAGTGAAGTCCGTTCAGCCGCCACCAGAAGGAACCATGGTGTTCGGTTTCTTCGCAGATGGAAAGGTGGGACAATATCCTATTCTTATGGGAACTGTTCCAGGTGTCCCAGAAGAAATTTTAGAACGAGAAACAGGATTCTCAGACCCATTAAGTGTTGCTGATAAACGCACTGGCGGGTTTCCTCGCACACTTGACGCTAGTAAAACCACACTTCCAAAAGACACTAAAGGCATTCGTGGAGTTGATGCAGATCCATCAAGATATCCAAAGTACCTGAATGAGCCAACAACCTCAAGACTTGCGCGCCCAGTGCGCGGTGAGAAAGATGGTGAGTTTGATGGGGTAACATCAGAATCTATCGCCAATACAACGATAGACATACAACGAAAAACTCGAGTCACCAATGTGCCAACCGTTGTAGGAGTGTGGGACGAAGCCTATCCAACTTATGCAGCCAAATTCCCATACAACAATGTAACAGAAACTGAGTCTGGGCATGCGTTTGAGATGGACGATACCTATGGTCATGAGAGAGTGCAACTATCTCATAGAACGGGAAGCACACTAGAATTTGCAAATACTGGTTCGACCAAATTGAAGTCTATGTCTAGCCGCCAAGATATTACCATGGGTGACCAGAGAACCTATATAAACGGAGATAAATATGAGACGATTGACGGAGACTTTTATCTCCAGGTTGGAGGAAAACTTCGTATTTCTGCGAAATCTATCGAAATCGTTTCTGGATCTAGCACTGCAATTTCAGCACCGCAGTCGGTTTCTGTTGCTGGTGGATTGAGTGCAAGTATGTCGGGGCTTTCTGTTGGTATGTCAGGTTTAATGGCGTCAGTTTCTGGTCTAAAAACAGATGTTAGTGGTGCTATGGCTGTAAAGGTGTCTGGTGGCGTTGCTTCTATTGAAGGCAAAACTGGAGTTTCTACTAAAGCGCCTGTAATTGCATCTACATCTCTATTCGAAATTCAGGAAGGAATTTTGAGCATTAATTCTTGCATACCTAATCCGTTTCCGCCAATTCCAGATAATCCTCCAGTACTACAGGAATTTCCGCCCGTTGATCCATCTAGTTTTTCTGCTCCTAGCATTAATTTCCCCACCCCAACTGGACCGATATAACTTTAAATTGGTAATTTAGGAAAAAACTTATGGGATCAGGAATAGAAATTTTACGACGACAGCAATTAGTGAAGGCTGAGTTATCTGGGGACAACTTTGCAGCGAATGGCGTGCCCTATATTCTTGGTGACGATGTAGCGCCATATGTTCCTTCGTCTGCGCCATTTCCTCCAGGAGATGCATTTTCACCGAAAGCACAAGAAGAAACGACGCCACAAACAGATTTTACCATTCAAAAGGGGCAGGATAATTCTCAGTATTTGCCAGTAACGACTGGGGCTAATTCTATAGTTACATTTGAAAATGGAAGACCAAATGTTTCGATTAGTCTTCCAACAGAATCATATACTGATATTGCAAATAATATTATTCAAGCAATCCTCAAAGGAGAACGCCCACAGTTGCCACCAAATATTAGAAATTTCATTTCAGTAGTTCCACCTAGAGATTCTAGCGCGGATAGAGGAGCAGCCGCGAATATCGCTTCTCCGCTGAGTAATGCAACTCCTAATACTAGTACAACAACAACCGAAAAGACTCAAATTAGGCTTAATGGATTCTAATAAATATGTGTATGGAAACTAATGCATTACATACTCTTCAAATACTTGAAGATAAAATGATAAAATTGGTGCCTCTTTCTGAAGAAGATAAAATCTTTTTGATTAGAAATAATATGCAAGAACGAATAGAAGCCCATAAAAATTATCTTGACGCAATGCAAGAGATGAAAAACACAGAAGAACATTATAGAAAAGTTTATGGTAATGACATCATAGACAAATTGATTAGAGGTATGCCGCTTTCATAAGTTTAAGTAAAATTATCAAAATTATCCTCTGTCTCATCGGAGGATTACCATTACTGCAGACATTAGCCTT